GGACGGCATCGAGCAGCTCGACTTTGAGCAGATGCACCGCAACCGGCGCGAGCACTACGAGTGGGAAGTGCCTGACGCGGTCAACGCCCTGACCCTGGGCATCGACGTTCAGGATGATCGATTCGAGCTCGGCTGGGTCGGCTGGGGCGAAGGCGAGGAAGCCTGGAACGTCAGCTATCGGATCCTGCAAGGCGATCTAGCGCAGCCGATTGTCTGGCAACAACTCGAGCGGCTGATCAGAGAGCAGGGCTTCCGCAAGGAAACCGGCGAGATCATCCGCCCGACGCTGGTGGTGATCGATCACGGCGGCCACTACAGTAAGGAAGTCGACGCGCTCAGCCGCAAGCTGGGGCCGATGTTCGTTATGCCCGCCAAGGGCCTGAGTGTCTACGGCCGTCCAGTGGTGGACGCGCCTAGGACGCGCAACAAGAACGGCGTCTACCTGCTCAATGTCGGTACGGATACGGTTAAGAATCTGACCCATCAGCGCCTGATGATCACCGACCCCGGCCCCGGGTACATCCACTGGCCGGTGTCCGACGAATACGACGAGGCCTATTTCAGGCAGTTCACCGCTGAAAAGCGGATCCCGAAGTGGACCGCTGGCGGTGTTAAGCGTTACGTATGGGACGCGGAGAAACGCCGCAACGAAGCATGGGACGTGTTCCTGCTGAACGTCGTAGCCGTGCATGTGCTGCAGCAGCGGTTCGGGTTAGCGCTTGATGAGCCGGCGAAACCGAGAAACCAGGCCACTGCGCCTAAGAAAAAACCTGAACGCCAAAGCGGCTGGATGCAACGTAAACAAGGCTGGATGCGATGACCCTGACACAAATCAACGAGCGAATCGCTTTGCTTGAATTGGCGCTTGCCTCTGGCCATGAAACTGTCCGATTTGCAGATCGCACGATTACCTATCGAAGCGTGGCCGACATGGAGCGTGCGCTGGCCTATCTCAAGCGGCAAAAGGCAATCCTTGAAGGCAAGCGGCAAGGATTCAGTGTGGCGTCATTCTCATGATCGAGCGACTCATTAAAACCATCAGCCCGAAGTGGGCAGCGGCCCGCGCCCGTTATCGCGTGCAAGCTAGTGCTTATGAAGCCGCACGCTCAACGCGAACCCGCAAGCTGGCAAGCAAAAGCGTAACGCCCAACGAAGCGACCCAGCAATCTGCCGTTGTACTGCGCAACGAAGCGCGGCACATGGAGCGAAATCACGATCTAGCCAAGGGTGCGCTCGATGTGCTGGTGGCCAACACCGTCGGCCTGGGCATCCGACCAGAGCCTCAGGTTCGTCTGCGTAATGGCGATCTGGCAAACGAGTTGAATGACCAGTTGCAGGAGTTGTGGCAGGACTGGGCGTTGCGGCCCGAGGTCACATGGCAGCTTGACCTTTACGCCATGCAGCGGCTGGCCTGCCGTTCGTGGCTGCGTGATGGTGAATGCTTCGGGCAGTTGCTGACAGGTAGACGCGCAACGCTAGATCACGGCACCCGCGTCCCGTTCTCGGTTGAACTTATCGAGGCTGATTACGTGCCGTTTCATGTCAACGAAAACGGCGTGATGCAAGGCATCGCAGTCAACGCATGGGGCCGGCCCGTTGCGTACTGGGTGCACAAATACGCGCCGACCGATTATGTAAAGAGCCAAGAGTTCAAGCGTATTCCTGCCGAGCAGGTGATCCATGTAGCGCTACGTGACCGTATCCGGCAGATGCGCGGCGTGTCCGTGTTTGCTAGTGTTCTGGGCCGGTTGGCTGACATCAAGGATATTGAAGAGTCAGAGCGGGTGGCCGCTCGCGTTGCGGCCGCAATGTCTGCCTACATCAAGAAGGGCGACCCAGCAAGTTACGGCGCCTTTACCGGCGACTCAGAATACCGAGAGCTTGGCATGGAGCCGGGCATCATCTTCGATGATCTGCTGCCCGGTGAGGAGGTTGGCACGATTGCCAGCAATAGGCCGAACAATGCGCTTATCCCATTTCGCGAATCTCAGTTGCGCGCGGCCGCGTCTGGTCTGGGCTCCAGCTACTCAAGCCTAAGCAAGGACTACAACGGCACCTACAGCGCCCAGCGCCAGGAATTGGTCGAACAACGAATGCACTATGGCGTGATGCACAGCCAGTTTGTGGCGCAGTTTCATCGCCCGATTTACGAGCGCTTTATTGATGCGGCCATGCTGATGTTGCCGCAGATGGATATTGACGAAAACACCAAATACAACGCCAGTCACTCGCGCCCGGTCATGCCTTGGGTTGACCCGCTCAAAGAGGCGAAGGCGTTGGAGATCATGCGTGACCGTGGGTGGACTTCCGACTCCCATATCGTGCGCGAACGCGGCGAATCGTTCCATGAAGTGATTGATCAGATTCAGCGCGACCAAGACTACCTTTCACAGCAAGGACTAGCCAATGAAGAACCAGATCAAGGTTAACGCTCTGGCATCCGATGAAGCCGAGATCCTGATCTACGGCCAGATCGGAGATGCCTTTTTTGATGAGGACGCCAAAAGCGCCGGACAGGTAAGGCGCGAATTGGCCGCAATGGGTGATGTGAAAGACATCACTGTGCGCATCAACTCACCAGGCGGCAACGTATTCGACGGCGCTGCCATCTACAACCTTCTGAAAGACCACCCTGCCAATGTTCTGGTCAAGATCGATGGATTAGCCGCGTCGGCTGCGTCGATGATTGCAATGGCCGGTGATTTGATTGTCATGCCGAATACCGCCCAGATGATGATCCACGATCCGTGGATGCTCGCAATGGGCAACAGCCGGGACATGCGCAAGGCCGCAGACGTCCTGGACGAGATCCGAGACTCCATGCTTCATGCATACACCGAAAAGACTGGCCTGTCTGCAGACCAGATCAAGGCGATGCTGGAAGAGGAGACCTGGATGGGCGCTGCCAAAGCAAAAGAGCTTGGCTTCGTCGACGAGCAGACGACCGATGTTGTGGTTCAGCCTAACTTCGATATGAGTTGGTTCAAGAACGCGCCGAAGTCTCTGCAAACCGCTACCGCAAATGCGGCAATTGAAACACAGTCAACCCAAGAGGTAAACGATATGACTGAACAGACCAACACGCCGGACAACGCGGTGAACGCCGACGAAATCCGCGCACAATTTGAACAGGCTGAGAACAAGCGTCGCCAGGACATTCGGGCAGCGTTTGGCCGTCACGCCAACAATCATCGCGACCTGCTTGATGCTTGCCTAGATGATTCCAGCGTTACCGTGCATGATGCCCGTGCCCGCCTGCTGGATGACTTGAGCAAGGATGCCGAGCCGGTCATGAAGGGCAGCGTCGAGATCGTTCGCGACGAATCCGAGACCCGCGTCCAAGCCGTTGTCAAAGCGTTGTCGCATCGTGCCGATGCCAGTGTCAAGATTGATGGCGACGATCCTGCCCGCAAGTATGTCGGTATGCGTTTGTCTGAGCTGGCCCGCTCCATCTGCCAGGCCAACAACATTCGCGTCGACGGCATGAGCGCCCAGCGCATTGCCCAGGCCGCTTTGTCTACTAGCGACTTCCCGCTGATCACGGAGAACATGATTGGCAAGTCACTGCGTGATGCTTATGACGCACAAGGCCGAACCTTCACCGCTTTCTCGCGTCAAGTTACCATGCCGGACTTCAAGGAAGTCTCTCGCGTTCAGTTGGGCGAGGCTCCGCAGCTTGATCTGGTTCAGGAAGGCGCTGAGTACACCTATGGCAGCATGAGCGAGGCGGCTGAGAAGTATCGCCTGTTTAAGTATGGCCGTATGGTTCACATCACCTGGGAAACGCTCATCAATGATGACTTGACCGCATTCACCCGTATCCCGCAGGCAATGGGCGCCCAGGCCGCTCAGAAGGAATCCGAGGTCTTCTATGCGCATCTGACCGGCAACCCGGCCATGCATGATGGCGTAACGCTGTTCCACGCGGATCACGGCAACCTTGCTGGCACTGGCGCAGCGCTTTCTGTGGATACGCTTGGTGCTGCCCGCGCCGCAATGCGCAAGCAGACCGGAGTGGACGGAAAGACGCCGATCAATGTGTTCCCTGAGTTTTTGTTGGTTCCCGCAGCCATTGAAACGGACGCACTGCAGTTGATGGCGCCGATTCAGGCGGCTCAGGCTTCAAACGCTAACCCGTATGCTGGCCAGTTGCAGGTCATTACGGAGTCGCGTCTTGACACCAATAGCGCGACGGCCTGGTATGCAATTGCTCGCCCTGCCGCCATCGATACGTTCGAGCATGGCTATCTTGAAGGCGAAGTCGGCCCGCAGGTTGAGACCGAAGAAGGCTTTAGCGTCGACGGTCTCCGCGTCAAGGTTCGCCATTCTTTTGCTGCCAAGGCAATCGACTGGCGCGGCGTTTACAAGAACGCTGGCGCGTAACCACTAACCAGTCTCAGGCCCGTC